TTGAAGCTGCTAGTGCTGGTCCTGGTTACAACAAAGGTGATCGGGTGCGTATTGCTCACCTAGCTCAGTTGTACTGGAAGGCTGGTGATCAAATCACTCGTGGTCGTCCTGTTGGTAAGAGTGGTGATGACAGCCCTCACGACAGCGTTCCAGGACGTTCTGGTACTGGTGCAGGGGATCCTGGACACGTTCATATTCAGGTGTATAAGCCTGGTTCTGGTGTTCCTACCCAAGCTTTCCAATACAGCCAAGAGCGTCAGTCACAATTTGTGCAGCAAAACTTGGTTCCACTGTTCAGACGCTAAATAGCAATTTCTAGTTATATCCATTAGTTTGGAGGAAGCGAACTAGAAATTGCTGTAAATGCCTTACATCCCTCTTAAGAACGGTCAATCTGTCTTTATCCAGGACCCTAACGAGGCACAACAGCGTTATCAACAGGAGTGGGGTGGCGGTCAACCTCAGCAAAAAGTAGCCGCTGCCCCGAAATCAGCTGCAAAACCTAAAGCCCAAGCAAAACCGAAACAACCTCAACGTGGTTTTGATCTGGGTCGTTTTATCCAGCAAGCAGGCGGACAAGCTGTTGAAGGCGTTAAAAGAGCTGTAAAAGCTGGTGCTACTAATTTCCTTGCTGGTCCTCTTGCACCGTTTGTGCAGCTTGGGCAGCAGGCTACGCAACTAGGTCAAACAAAAATTCCTGGTACCAAAGCAACTGTTGGTGGTGAGCTGCGTCGTGTTGGAGCAGAAACAGTACGTCAAGCTGTAAACGCTCCTATTGCTGCTGCTGAACAGATCGGTGCCTTGACTCAAGGTGTAGATCTTGGTAGTGCTTTGGCTGGTGGTCCTATGGGCGGTGGTCCGTCTGTAGAGACTAACCCTCAGCTGGTAGAGCAACGTCAAAACAACGCTGTAGCAGCTATAGAAGCCCTCCAAAAGACTGGTAGGACGCCTGAAGGTTTTAGCTACGGTATCAAGCCTTCTGTGCCCCTCCTGGGTCCTGTATTCAGTGATGACAGCGGTTTCGTTAAGCGCTATGTCAAACCAGCTACTGCTCTGGGTCAGCTAGCAGCATCTACAGCAGCTGCAATGCTGTTTGATAAAGGTGTAAGCACTCTGGTTAAAGGACCTTCTGCCATCTCAACGACTGGTAAAGGTCTTCAAGAAATTTGGAAAACTAAAGACATCAAAGCTGGTCTAGAAACCACTGCTCGGTTCCTGATCAACGACATCCTGCCTAACGCCATTCAGGATGCAATGTTCTTTATGCCTCAACCTCCTGCAAAGCTGCAAAAGGAGTTTGAGCGTGTTCAACAACTTCAAACACCTGAAGAGCGTATTGCTGCTGCAAAGGTTGTTCGGGCTACATCGAAGGAAGAGTTTAACTACGCCTTTGAACAACTCAAAAACGCTGCTGGTGGTGCTGTAGCTCTTACTGGTCTTCGTGGAGCGTTCTGGGCTGCTAACCGCTTTATGAGTAAAGCGACAAGTGGTATCCCTGCTCAGCAAGCCATGGAGGAGGCTCTTAACGATGCTGTACCTCTGGCTAAGCAAGAGCTGGAAGCTGAAGGTTTCCAGCGGGCTTATGAACTGCGTGAAGAGCGTCTCGGTACCGTTACGGCTGAGCTGTACCGCAAGATCGATGAGAACGTTGGGAAGATCTCTCAAGCTGCTCGTAGCGGTGCTGAGACGTTCCTGACTAAGCAACAGGAAGCAGCTCTTGAAACAGAAAACCTGATCCAAAAGATTGATGAAGGTTTCGCTGCTACCCCTGCTGATGCAACAGAACTAGATAACGCAATCAGTAAACTCCGCTCTGATCTTGCTGTTACAACACCTGATCAAGTCCAAGGTAAGCGAGCAAACCTTCAAGCTCGTCTTGCTGAGTATGAGCGGGTGATGACTGAGGATCCTGATTGGATCAATAGGAGCACTGGTACTGGTAAACGTGCCAGCAAGAACGCTACTAAGGTTCGTCGGGTTGTAGATGCCATTCAAAAGCTGGATGAGCTGGATTCACTGGTCGCTCGTCGGGCTGAAGTAGAGCAAGCACAACTCGGTCAGCTTGAACGTCTTGCTGAGCTGGGTCGAGTTACTGAAAGCGCTTTTGATGCCTCTATTGGTTTCAAGAACGCTCTTACCGATGCTCGCATCCTTGTCGATGCTCTCGATGAGCTAGATGCAGAGCGTATTGCACTTCTTACTGCTCGTAACAATCAACTGTTTGCTGAGAACCGTCTAGATGAAATCAATAGTGATTTTTCTTTGAACGATGCTTTTGGTGAAGCTTACGGTGAACTCAAAGACATTCTGAACGCTGCTGAAGCTGCTGTTGCTTCTGAGAACCTGAACCCTGAGTTCATGCGGACCTTTGTTCAGCGTGTTGAAGCTGTTCAAAACAAAGTCATTGAGAACGGCGGTCTAGCACCTACGGTCCCTGAGATGCCTGAGGGCGTTCAGATGCCTCCTGTAGAGGCTGTAGACGAGGCTGTAGCAATTCCTAGGCAGGAAGCTCCTATCCAGAATCAGGTACCTGTAACAGTCGATGAAGCTGGTGAGATCAAGATTGATACTGATGAACTAGCTGTCCGTCGTGTAGCTAACGAAACTCCTGGTGATGAACCAGCTGTTACGATTCGTGAGACTGTTCAAGAGATCAATAGGGATCGTGGTGAGTATCAAGATCCAACTGCTACTAAAGAAGATCTTGATAACTTCTTGGCCGGTGTTGATCAGACTATTACCAAGCAACAAGAACTGATTAAATCTGATCTTGAAAATGGTACTGATCTAGCTGAGGATGCAACAGCCATCTACAGCACTAACGCAATTAAATACACTTCAGATCTTGAAAACGCTGCTGCTGTTAAAGCTGCTATAGACCTGCTTGATGAACGTAAAAATATCCTTCCTCAGCAATACGCAATTGCTATTAGAAGGCTTTCCACTCTTCTTGGTGGTAACTCAACACTAAGAAAACTGGCACTACTTGCTGAAAGCGAGGCATACGGAAAATACATCTCTAGTAATTTCCACAAATTAATGGAGCCACAAGCGATGATGGATGACAGCGCTCAAGCAGCGTTGAAATCAGCACGAGATCTTAGAAGGATTTTGAAAGGTCAAGAGGTAGATGGACTTGATCGTGTTACTGCTCTTGTAAATTTTAAGGACAACTTTACAGTTCTAATTGCCAACGCAAGAGCACTTAAATCTTTGTTTGAGGCCTTTGGTAACGGTCTTCGGTTGTTTGATCGTCGTAACCGTCTTGGGTTCTCCACAACTGATCCCAAAGAGCTGTTTAGTGAAGCAAACCGTCAACTAGCCAGCTTTGGAGATTCAGCTGATTTTGCTGAAGATGTAAGCAAAGCCGCTCGTGAAGCTAAAGCTGAACTAAACAACACCTTTGGTAATTTCTTTAAAAAGATTGAATCTGGTGAAGATTTAACTGATGAAGAAATGCAAGGTCTAGAGCGTCTTGTAGAAAAGGTTTATGAAACGCAAGGTGACCTTACCAAGATCAAGGAACTTGAACTCACTGGTGATGCAGTTCTTGCTCGCCTTCAAGTCGGCTCTCCACTGTCTAACCCTGCAACCATTTTCTCGATTCCTCTTCAAGGTATCCCTGAAGGTGCAGGTCAAATCACTGGTCAAGCAATTGGAAACATTTTGACTGGTACATTAGCCAAATTCACTGGACAGACTCAATTAGCTACTGAAAGCTTCCAGCAAGCCAAGCTTGAAATGGATACGTTGTTGGTGCTGCGTCACGCCATTGGAGACGCCCTAAACGCCACCTACAACCGCTTTGTGTTTGGTCGTTCTATTACTGACCCTGTGCAAGCTGCAGAAGCTGCTTACGAGCTTCAGAAGTCTGCTGGGTTGCGCAGGGAAGAAGCTATTGCTCAGGATCTTGCTGCTACCAAAATCAAAACTCCGTTCTTCAACTACGTCATTGAACGTGGTGAAGAAAATGCAGAACTTTTCGACACCCTCAATAAGAGCCGTGTGTTGATGAAGGTGTTTCACGATTACTTCATGCCTGGTGAAGCGTGGGATAAGCGAAGCTTTGTCGGTAAGAACATTTTGGGGCTTAGCACTACAGGTCTTCGTGGAATGGGTCTTGGTAAGACTAGTTACTACCCTGGTGGTGAAAACGTAAATCTTTCTATCTTTGGACAGCTTTCCGCTACTGCTGACGAACTAGTTACATCACTGTTTGCTAATGCTCGCATTCGTGCTTTAGCAATTCGTGATGTAGACGAAAAGATAGCTGCAGGCACGTTGGATATTGCAGACCGTGCAGATGAAATTGCAAAGTATTTAGATAAAGAATTTAATAGTCTTTACCAGCCAGTCAAAGTTGGTTTTGATCAAACCACGATTGGTTACTCAGTATTGGATGGTCAAATCCTTGGCCTCACCAGAGCTGTAAACCTAACTGAAGAGCTTACTGGACCTCTTCAAGACGTTGAGGGGGCCATCAACAAACTCCGTCAAACTAATAACCCAGTAGTTGCTGCCTTTGGACGTGACTTGTTCCCGTTCCTTGTATCGCCTATTAACGGTGTTAAAAGGGCTGTGATGATTGCTTCTGGTGGAGAAATTGCTCGGTTTGGTGCGGACGTTGGTCGCCTTGGAGCTAAAGCACTTCCTGAAAAGGTGCTTGATATTCTTCCACCTGGCTTCAAGCAAAACATCACTGATTTTGAAAGTAAGTATTTCAGTGATGACATTGCAGTTCGTACCAAAGCTCAAGGTGCTTTAGCTATGGCTGTTGGTCTACAAGCGCTTGCGTTCTTCCACGTTCGAGACGGTAATCAAGACATCACTGGTGGTCTTGAAAATACCTATCGAGAAACTTCAGGTGCTGTGGATGCTTACACCATGAAGATTGGAGATAAACGCTGGCCGTATCGTTATTTCCCTTTCTACGGCAACACCTTGGCGTTCCAAGCCACTCTTCGTGACCTGTATGAGTTTGCCCTTGGACGCGATACAAGCGGTCTAATGGCTCTTGGTGTTGCTTCACTGGCTAACTACATCTTGGAGACTCCCGCTATTGCTGGTATGGATCGACTAATCAAAGCTCTTACCTCTGCTGGTACTGGTGATATCAGTCGTCTTCAAAAGATCCTTGCCGATAGCGTTGCCAAAGTTGGTGATCCCTACCTCAACCTGCGTAAGGTCGTTACTCAAGGTATCAACCCTCGTAAACCAGCAAGTCCTATTACACGATTTGTCCAGCGTGGTTGGTACGAGCGAGGCTCGATGAGCGAAAAGGGTATGACCATTCAGGACGTTGTAAACAGCGCTATTGATACTGGTTTTGGTACGTTTGGTATCGCTTCTGAATACAGCCCTGTTGGGTTCCTTGCTGATGCTGTTGTCAGCATTATGAAAAACGAACCAGAAGCTCGCTCTCGGAAAGCCCTTTGGTACGGTAAACCAGGCGAAACCATCAACGCTAACCACGCTGGTAAGTGGTATCCCCTGCAGGCTGTTCTAGGTCGTTACTGGCCGTTCCCAGACAAGCTTGACGGTGATCCTGTAGCTAAGGAGATGGTTTACAACCTCATCGCTCCTCCTAGGACTTCTCTTTACAACAGCGATGGAGTTGGCATTAACGAAACCATCTTGAATGATTTCAACCACTTCCTGAACTCTGAATTTGAATACCGAGACCCAGTAACTAACAAAACTCACAAAGGTATTTACAGCGCTCTTAAAGACTTAATTAAGTCTCCTATTTACACTCAACATCCCTCTGTAGATAGCCCATTTAAGATGACGGTAGGACCTTTCGGTGTTCCTATCGCTCAGGCCGATTGGGATCGAGACAACAATATGAGGCGTACAATTTTGAGCGATTATGTTCGTACACTGGTTGATATTGCCAAAGAAGAATTTCTAATGGGCACTAATCCAGGTCAACGTTACAAAATGCCTGAGGACATGAAACAGTTCATCTTGAATCAACGCCAGACCGGAGGTGCTCAGTAATGGCTTACGCTTCTGTAACTTATACCAGCGCTTCTGGTACTACCTTTGCTCTTACTAACAGCAATGGAGATCCAATTCCGTATCTACGGCAATCGGATATTTCAGTAACTGTTAATAATGTCCTTCAAACTCAAGGTACTGATTACACCTTTAACACCGCTGGAACAGCAATCATCCTCAATGCTTCTGTAAGTGGAGCAACGGTTGTTATTAACCGTGTAACTGATATTGCTGATGCAACTGTTGTTTACACACCAGGATCAACACTGACAGCTCAAGACCTTAATAACGCTGATAACCAGATTCGTTATGGTCTTCAGGAGTTCAGCGATACCTATAATGCTTTAACTAGCGGTACTGGTGATCTCAGTGCTCTTGGTGGTTTTATTGGTTCTGCTGAAACTTGGCTTTCAGATAACGCCCACGCAGCAACTACAGGTGCAATTGATGCTCGTGTAGATGGCAAAATTGATGCTGCTTTAACTGGTGATGTTGTAGCTGGTACTGATATCAGTATTAGCGATAACACTCCTGGCAGCGGTCAGATCACCATTGCACATAACGTTACAGGTGCAAACACCACAGTCAACAACAGCGATGGTGTAGTCCTTCAAGACATCACTGTTACTGCTCAAGGTCACGTCACCTCTGTTGGTTCTTATGACCTGGATAATCGGTATTACACCGAAACAGAAGCTGATGCCAAATATGTAGCTCTTACTGGCGCTCAAACAGTCGCTGGAGTTAAAACGTTTAGCTCTAGCCCTGTTGTTCCGACACCGACTAATAACACTGATGCAGCTAATAAGTCTTACGTCGATGGTGTAGCCAGTAGTGGTGTTTCTGATGGCGATAAAGGTGACATCATTGTTGGCTCTGCTGGTACCACTTGGACTATTGATACTGGAGTTGTTACTAATTCCAAGATTGCTGCTGGAACTATTACAGATAGTGCTATTAGCGCTTCTGCAGCAATTACTGGTACCAAGATCCAACAGGGTTCTACTTCCAATCGAGGTACGGTCCAGCTGACAGATTCTGTTAGCGATAACAGCACTACAACTGCTGCCACACCTAACAGCGTTAAAACCGCTTACGACTTAGCTAGTACCGCTAACACCCTCGCTAGCGCTGCACTTCCAGCGACTGGTGGCACGATGACTGGAGATATTGTTCTGGGTAACCAGACTGATCTCCGTTTTGGTGAAGCTACTGCTAACGGTTCTAACTACGTTGGGTTTCAAGCGCCTTCTAACATCGCTTCTAACGTTGTTTGGACGCTTCCTGCTACTGATTCAGCTGTAAACGGTTATGCCCTTAAATCTGACGGTGCTGGAAACCTGTCTTGGGGTCTTGCTGGTGGTGGTGCTACTGGTGGTGGTACAGATGATATTTTCTATGAAAATAGTCAAACAGTTACTACCAATTACACTATTAGTACCAACAAAAACGCAATGACTGCTGGACCTGTATCAATTAATTCAGGGGTAACCGTAACGGTTCCTTCTGGTTCTACTTGGGTGGTGGTGTAAATTATGCCTATTTCAATTAACGGATCAGGAACCATTTCAGGTATCAGTGTTGGTGGTCTTGAAAATGGTTGTGTTAACGAAGCAGATTTAGCTAGCGCTGCTGTAACAGAAACCAAACTGGCGTCTAACGCTGTAACGCTTGATAAACTCGGTACGACCCTTCAGAGCCAAGTTTGTAAAGCTTGGGTCAACTTCAACGGCACTGGTGCTGTTGCAATCCGTTCCAGCTACAACGTCAGCAGCATTACGGATAACGGGGTTGGTGACTATACGGTGAACTTCACGACGGCATTGGCGGATGCCAATTTTTCGATTGCTGGTAGCGCAACACTTAACGCATCAACATCTGCCGTGCCCCGGATACTTGCCCCAGTCGCTGCATCGGGCTTTTCGGCCTCAAACTGCCAGATCAGAACAGCCGATGATCTTGGCACTAGCAATGATTGCGCGGCTGTCTGTGTCGCCATTTTCCGCTAAGCCATGAAACGAATCATCTACCAAAACGAATCCGGCGGCGTCTCGGTCATCATCCCAACAGGTGAACTGAGCATCGAGGAAGTCGCCGCTAAGGATGTCCCCCAGGGCGTGCCCTACGAAATCGTCGAAGACTCCGACATACCTTCTGATCGCTTCTTCCGTGGTGCCTGGGTAATGGGTGACTGCTGCGTTGAGCACGACCTTGATCAGTGCAAAAAGATCGGTCACGCCAAGCGTCGTGAGATGCGAGCTGGAGAGTTCGCACCATATGACGACATCATTGCCAAACAAATCCCTGGTGCTGATGCAGCGGCTGCTGAGAATGCACGCCTTCAGATCCGCGAGAAGTATGCCTTCTTGCAAGAACTTATCGACACGGCACTCACGCCGGAAGCCATCAAATCTGCACTGGAGGCAGCACAATGACGTTAAGGCTTAATGGATCAACCAGCGGCTATGTAAACCTTGACTGTGCAGCAGCCGGGGGGAACAATACTCTGGTGCTACCAAGCAGCAACGGTAGCAATCGGCAATCAGTCATAACAGATGCAGCTGGTTCCTTGTCTTTTCAATGGAACGCTGGCTCGTTATTTTATCGGCTTAACTCTAATTACGTTGGCTCAAACGCAACTGGAGCACAATCAGTATTTGGAGTTGGGGCGACACTAGAAGCAAGCACTGTTTATGCGTTTGAAATGCATTTGCAGCTTCAAAAAACTGCTGGAACAACAAGCCATAACCTTGGTTTACTTTTTGGTGGTACAGCTACAACAAATAACTTTAACTATTCTGCAACTTCAGTACGAATTAACACTGCAACTACAGGCGATCTTGGTGGTGGCTCGCCACCTGCAGGAGTTGTGTTTAACACAACGTTAAACAATCTTAACTACACAACTGGTGTCACTTCAGCTGCTGTAACTTTTGTACTAATTTTGCGAGGCACTATTAGTGTTAACGCTAGTGGCACATTTATCCCTCAATATCAACTAAGTGCAGCTCCTGGTGGTGCCTATAGCACTTTGGCTGGTAGTTATATCAATATCACGCCTATCGGTGCAGCTGGTAGTGCGTCATCTCAAGGCACCTGGAGCTAACCAATGAGCACACTTAAAACAACCAACCTTCAACACGCCTCAGCGGCCAATCCAGCCATCGTGCTTGCTGCTGATGGCAGTGCAACAGCTCAAGTCAGCAGCCTCAACGGCGGACCACTGAGTGGCGCTAGGAACCGCATCATCAACGGTGATATGCGGATTGATCAGCGGAATGCTGGGGCGAGTGTGACAATCAACTCCACTGCAAATACTTACTGTATTGACAGATGGTTTGCTTCTGGCGAAAGCACAGATGGTGTTTTTACTGTTGATCAGACCACGGATGCGCCCACGGGATTCACAAACTCAACACGCATTACCGTTACAACAGCAGATGCTTCTATTGGGTCTACACAGATCTACCTGTTTAGGCAGGCTATCGAAGGAAACAATGTATATGATCTTGGGCTTGGCACTGCTAATGCAAAAACTTTTACATTTTCTTTTTGGGTCAGGTCAAGTCTGACAGGAACATTTGGCGGTGCGTTAAACAACTCTGCAAATGATCGAAACTATCCTTTTACATATTCGATTTCATCCGCTAATACTTGGGAGTACAAGACTGTAACTGTTGCCGGAGATACTACGGGCACATGGTTGACGGATACAGGGCGTGGACTCACGCTGACCTTCCAGATTGGTGCTGGCTCCAGTCGCGTTGATGCAGCAGGTAGCTGGACCAGCACTTCCAGTATTTACGGAGCCACAGGGGCGACAAACATTATTGGAACCCTGAACGCTACTTGGGACATCACCGGAGTCCAACTAGAAGCCGGAACCGTCGCCACCCCGTTTGAACGCAGGAGCTACGGGCAGGAGCTGGCGTTGTGTCAGAGGTATTACGAAGAAGGAGATTACTACATCCGAGTTGGCGTGGCGAACGCAAGTATCACCACAAGTTACTATACATCGTGTTACTTTATGGTCGAAAAACGTATAGTTCCGACTGTTACCGGAACAAACGATCAGGGTACTTTTGCTGCAGTTAACATAAGAACAACATCTGCGGGCGTTGGTCGCAGCGATACTGTCGCAAACACAAACAACAGCGGTACATTTACTGCTTCCGCCGAGCTGTAACCCATGACCTACCAACGCACCCAAGGCGACACCATTCTTCGCCTCTCCGACAACGCCTTCATCCCACCCGACCTCGCCAACACCGACTACCAGGCGTACCTCGCATGGCTCGATGAAGGCAACACCCCCTTGCCTGCCCCTGAACCTGAACCCGCCCCAGTGCTCACCACTGAGCAGAAGCTGGAAGCGGCTGGGTTGACCGTGGCGGAGCTGAAGGACGAGGTCAGGGGAAGTAAAAGCTGGATGTGAGATCTCGATAGACCAACCGGGTTCTCCAAAAACGCCATTTTCTTTAAATTCTGCTTGCGGCTGGGGGTCTAACTCTTCAGCCGCTTTGTGGTATTTAGAAATTTCAGAGTTTAAATTTGCTTCTGTTTTAGCTTCTCTCCAAAGTTCAAGTAACCAATCAAAAACATATTGAATAAGCTGGTTTAAGAGTTTTGAAATTTCCATGCCGTTTAAATCTGAAAAACAGATGCGTTATATGTACGCTCAACATCCTGAGATTGCTAAGCGATGGTCTAAAGAGGCTAAAGCATCTGGTAAGCCACAAGTTCAAAAAAGTGGCAAGATGAAAAAAGGTTACAAAACCAAGTAAGGCTATGGCTCCTAAGATTACGTCTTCTAGTAATCGGTCTAAAAGATCGTCTACTAAACCAGTTACAAAGGGTCAGTACCCTCAACGGCAGAACAGGCAATCTGTTAGCCAAGCAAACGTAACTAGGAGTGGTGATCCTCGGCCTGCTGGTGCTCCTCCTGCAAAAGTTACTAGCAGCGCAGATCGACCCAAGTCTTCTGGACTCAGCATCGTTAAAGATGCAATGAGTGTGTTGAGTAATCTGCGTCGTGCTACTCCAGCTGGTGCAGCCTATGAAGTTATGAGGCCTCGTCCTACGGCTTCTGGAACCTTACCAGCCTCTCAAGCCCGTCGAGTGGAGGCTCAACGCACTCAAGGTGCTGAGTTTGCCCGTCAAGAGCGTGCAGCACGTCAAGGTAACAAAGGACGTGAGAACAGCTCGTTTGATGATGCTTTTGCAGCGGCTCGTAAAGCTGGCGTTAAAACGTTCAGCTGGAAAGGCCGTAAGTACAACACCAAGATGAAAGGCGAATGATTATGGCTAAAGGACCTTGCTGGAAGGGATACGAAATGGTTGGTACTAAGAAGAAAGGTACCAAAACTGTTCCTAATTGCGTACCCAAGAAATGAAAAGCAAAAGCGGCTATGGGATGAAGAAGAAAGGGTCCGTCAAAGTTGCTGGTGGTCCAAGCTTTGATTTGGTTGATCCTTCTGATGTAGATGCTGTGTCTACCCCTGCAGATCAAATGAACGCAAAGCGTTTGATGATGCAGTTTTATCAGACCCCTCAAGGTCGTGAAGTTCGTAAGAACCAACAAAGGTTAAAACAGCGTCTTCAAGGTGCCTAACAATGGATCCTTCATTCCTTCTTTCCCTTGTCCTAGGCGCTGCCAGTGTCGGTGGTGGTGTATTTGCTTGGTCTCATAAAAGGCATATGGAGCTTGATCGCCGCATCGACACTGTTGAGATGACGATTCACAAAGAGTTTGTTAGAAAGGACGAGCTTATGCCGATGATGGACCGGATCGATAAACAGATCCAACACATCGACGAAAAACTCGACCGGATCTTACTCAATGGCCGACATCTCTCTTCGTGACGTAGCTAAGTATTACAACAATCAAGAACATCAAAACTTTGCTTTGGATTTCCTGCAGGATCAGATTCCTCCAGGGACCTTGGCAAAGTTTTCTGATTTGTGGCGATCTGGTCCTAAGAACAATATCCCAAGTAACGGCTCGTGGGACGGTGTAGAGCAGCTTGCTCGTGAAGCTGGAGCAAAGTTTCCAGAATTAGTTGCTGCTCAGTGGGCTTTGGAGAGTAACTGGGGACAACATACATCTGGCACGCATAACTATTTTGGTTTAAAAGGTAAGGGTACAACTACTTCAACAACGGAGTACGTTAATGGGGTACCTGTTTCTATTCGTGACGGCTTTCTTAATTTCTCTTCTATTAAAGAATGCGTTGAATACCTCGTTATTCGCTGGTACAAAGATTACAAACAATACAAAGGAGTAAATAACGCTAAAACAGCGTCAGAAGCCGCTCAGCAGCTGCAGGCACAGGGTTATGCAACTGATCCTCGATATGCAAACAAACTAATCTCCATTGTTAATCGTCAGACAAACAAGCCTCAAGTACAGCAAACAGGCGTATTGCTAAAAGTGCCGTATGAATACCAATTGGATAACGGTCCTAATGGTTATCGAGAGTGTTTTAGTTCTAGTTGTGCAATGGTTGCTGACTACTACGGCAAGGTAAAAACAGATAACGAGTACAACAAGATCCGTGCTCGGTATGGTGATTCCACTTCTGCCGATGCTCAGCTTAAAACTCTCAGACACCTCGGACTGGACGCTAAATTCATCCAGAATGGCTCCCCAGAGCTTCTCAGACGCGAGTTAGAGGCTGGTAGGCCTGTAGTAGCTGGTTGGCTCCACAAGGGCCCTGTAGGGGCTCCTAGCGGCTCTGGGCACTACAGCGTAGTGATTGGGTTTACAGAAGGTGCTTGGATCCACCATGACCCCAATGGTGAGGCTGATGTGGTTCGTGGTGGATATGTAAACCACTCCAAAGGTGAAGGGGTTGCTTACAGCCAGAAGAATTGGAACAAAAGGTGGCTTGTTGAGGGTCCTAACTCTGGCTGGGCTATTTTGATCAAGAACCCTAGCTAGGTAACTTTATGGACCTTTCTGATCCTTCGGTACAAGCTGCTCTTTGGCTTAGTGCTTTTGCAGCCTCTGAAATTATTGGTGTTTCTAAGCTGAAAGAAAACAGCCTCGTACAATTGGGGTTGAAACTGTTCCGTGTAATTTATGGCAGCCGCTCCAAAAAAGTCTCTAAATAAGACTGAAGGACTTGCCTCGGAAGATGATCTTTATAGTCTTCACCGTTTGGTGGCTACTAAGCTGATTGATCAGCTCAATCGTGAGGATGTAAAAGCTTCTGACCTGGCAAACGCTATTAAGTTTCTGAAAGACCAAGGTATTACTGCTCTTAATGGTGGTGATGTCTCTGCTATCTCTGAAATGATTTCTGCTTTGCCGGAAGTCGATATCAAGAAGGTCAGGTCTTATATTGGTGCTTAGGAATTAACCCTTCCTATATGTACCAAGCAGAGCCCTCGGTATGGTGATTCGTTCGCCATCCGGGGGCTTTGTCTATTTGACACCAGAGGCTGCT